GCTGGTGTAACCGACAAGGATATCATTAGCGGTCTGGCCGCCGTCGTAAACAGAAGAGAGCATTGTGTTCGTTCCTTTCCATCGAGAAACCTAGAACCCGGGTTGGGTTCTAAGTGTGAGGTATTCAGTTGGTCTTGAATGTGTCGCAGATGTTCTTGGCCATGGCGAGCATGTCCTCTTTGGTCGCTGTGAGCTGGTGCTGGTCGCAGTAGTCACGTGTCGCGTAGTAGGCGAACGTAGCTATGGCGAAACCAACACCCATCTCAGCAAGGTTGGTGAGGACGTACTGGCGGGCGAGGGAGGGGCAGGACATGACAGTACCTTTCTGGTGGGGGTCTCATTATAGGCCATGCCCATCTCGCGATTCATACTGTTAGGAAGGTATCGACGTCCGTATACTTCTGAATTTGCCCTCGGGCAGCGTCCACGAGTTCCCTTCCATATCGATTGTCCAGCTTAGCTCGCCAGTCGTCTCCGGCGTCTTCGTAATCAAGCCAGAGATACCCCTTGCAACCTCCGACATCGCCGTACGAAATGACCTCATTACCCTCTTTGTCCACTCGATGATTCTCTCGTACAAGTCGACCGGCCCCGGGAGTGTCTGGGTTAACAGGAATGAAGCGCCCGACACGTCCGACGAATTTGCGGTCATTCTCGCCGAATTCAAGCAGCATTCGTGTAGTAACCGATCGTGTCTGGGCGACATCTTCGAGATCCAGAGGATCTCCGGTGAAGAGAGTCTTGTAGACAACAGGTTCTTGGAACTGCTTGCCAGTTGCGTGCCAACCTTCTTTGTCGTGTGCGATATAGACGGCGTCGTTGACGAGCAGCATACGATCGTAGGTCGCTTCGTGCTCGAATGTGTAGCCGTACTTCTTCCCAAACTCGAAGACCTCCGAAATGATGCGATCGTCGGCGTTCGGGATCTTGATCGAGTCGGTCTTGATGTGGGCAACGGTGTATCCTTTCTCCTGAACGAAATGCTTCAGGTCGACCATGAACAATGCGCCGCGCTTGGCGACGATGTTGTCCACGTTCCGGGGGTCTCGGAGTGGGTTGTCGAATTTGGCGGCGGTGAGTCCGTACGTCGAATTCAGTGCGATCTTCAGCGCATAGGCCAGAGCGTCGAGGTTCGAGTCGTCGTCCAGATATGGAGCCAGCGCCCCGTTCAGGATCTTTCGAGCCTCGTCGAGTTCCTTGTGCTTGATCAGGATACGAGCCTTCTTGAGCTCGCTGTACCTCTTGGTGTAGGGCCCGAACAGCTGGAGGTTCTCGATCGACGTAGGATGCATCGACGCGATGTCCAGCAGGGCCACGTTCTCATAGCATCCAGGCTCGGAGCTGACGTATCCGCCCTCGCCGACCTCCTCACCACGATATGTCGACTTGCCGTACTCGTACTTATAGCCGGGGAACATCTCCGACAGGTCTGTGTACTGCAAGTACTTCTGAGTGTCCCGCTGACCCTGGAATATGATCTGAGTGGTCAGCTTGTTAGTGCTGGAGTTGACAGGGAGACCCGCGATCGCAGCGAGGATCTGACGAGCCTCCCAGTCCGCCTCCAGATGGTCCCATACCTTCTCTGTGGCGATGACGTCGTTGTCGCAATATGCGGCGACCTCCTCCCACATCTCCTCCGGCACCGGTTCGTCCCAAGGAAGACCGAGCTCCTTGTGGTGGATACCCAGCTCGATCTCCCACTTCTTAAGGGACTGCTTCTTGGCGGCGAAGTCGTAGATATCGGTGTAGGACAGGTTGTAAGCCTCTCGGAATCCTTCCTTGATGAGGTTGTTGATGATCTTACGAGAGAGGTGATAGAGCTGGATGTTCGAGTAGCCCAGGATACGACCGTAGAGTATATGGTTGTCGTACCTACGGTTGTTGAACCCGACGAGCTTCTTCTCTGTAAGATCAGAAATCTCGTTCGGAGTCGGATTGATCATCCTCTGGATCTTGTTGGAGCCACGAACCTTCCAGTTCACAAGGAACAGGTTCGGGAATACCTCGACGTCGTAAATAATCGGGGTATCGTCGTCCGGCTCCTCATAGGTCTCCTCATGGTCGCTCTCCGAGGAGAACGGCATCTCCTGCACCAACTTGATGCAGTAGTCGGCCTGATGAGTGGACTTCATGGCGAACGTGAGGACCTTCTGCCTCATGTCCGACACGTCGTAGTCCATCCCAGACTCCTTGGCGTCCGTCAGCACCTTCATGATGAAATCGATGCTGGGCTTCGTCCCGGGGTGGAATTCCTTCCTCAGGTTCCGCTCTATGAGCTTCCGGATGGACTTCTCGTTCTGCATGACCTCCTGACGAATCAAGGGTTTCTCCTTGACGGGAAGATATCCGTCCTCAACCGTGGTAAGGCCCTGGTGGGCGGTGCACTCGGTGAGGCGTCGACGGAGGGCGGATTTTCCTGAGTAGACCTTGCACTCGACTCCGGGTCGCACCAGCCGTGAAAGTACGGAAGGATCCCCCGAATATCGATAGTGGATGTGGATTCCACCCCCCGATCGGCTGAGTTCAGCATAGGAGGGAACCCACCGGCGAGCCTCTTCCAGACACTTGTCTCTGTCCTTGTCGAGGTCGATGTCGATGACGACGTCTTGCTCGGGTACGAGGACATAATGCTCCTTTCTAGTGTCCAAGTCCTTCAGTGTCGTCGTGACGTCGTCCCAACGTTTCGCTGGGAGGCCGTTTTCATTGGCGTACTGCGCCGGACGGTCCTTGTAGAGCTCGTCGAGATATGACGGCTGCTCTTTCATCTCGGTCCAGTCCGAAATCGGGCTTTCCGTCTTTTCCCCCTGGGAAAATTTGGATTTCAATAGGCCCTTGTACACCTTGCGCCGGCTGGTTCCATCGACCATGATTCGATCGTGGAATTCCTCGAAGTAATCCCGGATCTCGTCCTTGAACTTGTACATGGGGTACATAGCTCCGTCCGAATATGTCTGGGAGTACTCCTTGTACATCTCATAGATGCGCTTGAGCGCGATACCGTTCTCATCATCCAACTCGTCCTGATAGAAATCGAGGAAGTTGAAGATAGGATTGGTCTTACTCATCATACCGATGGGCTTGTAGTCGTCGTAGTACGATGGACCCTTGGACTTATAGAGTTCCATGCAGTGCTTTACGATGGATCCTCGCTCGTCCTCGAGTTGAGATATGATTTCTTTGTACTGACTAATATCGAGCTTTCGACCCGAAGGTTCGACGTCGATGAGCCGCCTTGTCAGTCCGCTCTTCGAGTCGGTTATAAGGACCGGGAGGTTAGTACCTAGGAATAACATCGCCTCGGACTTGAACGTGTAGAGGGATTTCCCCTTTTCGTTCATAACCATCGGCTCATGTGATACGAGGCTATTCAGGCGACTATTGTCCTTGATCCGGGCGAGGTTACCATCGTGCTGAATAGCCACCCGTGGATTCGACTTGAACGGCTCTAGGGCGAATTGGTCGCTAGGGCGCCCGAGAGCTGCCGCGTCGAATTGCGCGATATGGCCATCCAGCAGTCTCGAGATGAGGTTCAATACAGTCGACTTACCTGATCCAGCAGATCCGTAGAGCACGAAGAACTTCTGGATCCAGGTAGAATCCCCAGTAAATACAGATCCTATGGCCCACTCGAGTTTCTCCCTCTCGTCCGGATCGTAGAGGGTGCTCATGAGCTCCTCGTAGGCAGGGCACGGATCGTCACTTAGAGAATATGAGAGTGTTCTGGTTGCGTAGTCCTCCCTTCTGGGAGTCTGATTAGCGAACAGTATCTTGCTGTCAAGGGGTTGATGGACGTCGGGAAGCTTAGACATCCACGCCTTATAATCGGCATAGGTCTTGGAGTCGTAGTCCCCCAGATACCGTGGCCAGACGGACCCGTCGACTCTCTTCGAGGCCTCTTGGAATCGACGGGTCACGTCGGCGTCCACGATGCACGTCAGGTCGTACTCGTCAGTACTCCAGAAATGCGTCTCGGGATTATACACGGCGTAGAAGGACTTCCCACGAACCATGAGATCCTTGAATCGGTGCACACGCCAGGCCGGCCGTACCTCGGTGGTGCCCGACTTCAGGGCTCGCTCCTTGATCTCGTAGAAATCCATTTGACTCCTTATATGTCGTAGTTCTCCGCGAGGTAGAGTTGCATCTGGTACCAGAGCTCAAGACGGTTCTGGTTAGGGAACTCCCCCGACTCGTAGAACTCGGGAATAGACTTAAGAGGAAATATGCCTCCGCGTCCATGGGAATCGTACTGACGACTCATCCATCGATCGATAGCCTTCTCGACCCTTCGATCGAGTTTATCGTCCAGCATAACGTCGCAGTCCATGAAATTGATTCCGAGGTTGTTGATCATCTCCCAGAAATAGGGAGCAGGGCCCTCGTCATCATCCAGCTCAAACGCCATGCGATCAGCCAGCCCGAGAAGAACCTCGAGAACGTTGGCTGGGCGCTTGAGAAATGCCGGCGGGAGCTCGCCGCCGTAGCGGTTCCGCCACTCACGGCCATCCATGTCCCGATTGCGGTCCATCATGGCGGAGTAGCGGAACTCGGTACGGTAGAGCTTCATCAGGAGGAAGTAGCTGTCAAACATGCTCGGCAGCTGACTTTCATCCTCACCCAAGAATGAGACTAGGAAGTCGAAGTACTCGTCTTCCATCAGTAGGATCCTGAGTACGAGTCCTCAACAACCTCGAGGCGAATATCGTAGGAGAGGTTGAAGTTGCGGATCCACATGACCGTAATCTCATCTGGTCCGAGTATAAGATCGACGTCCCCGAGCCACTCGTTCTTGTTGTCGATCGTGATCATGTCCGAATCGCACAGGACCTCGTCATCGACGAAGTACATCAAGTTGACGCGCTCAAATCCGAATGCGCCCTCGTCGTACTCCTGCTCGGAGATGGCTCGGATGGTGTCCCCTTCCGCGACCTCCTCGTCGTCCTCTTCCTCGAAATCCTCTCCCATAATATCGGAGAGGTCATCCTCCATGGTGATGTCGAGATACTCGTCGTTGACGATCTCCTCGTACTCGTCCATTGTCTGCTCCTTCTTAGACTCAGTCGTAACCTCTTCGGCCTCGACCTGAGTTTCTACAGCCTTCTCCTCAGGCTCCTTCTTCTCGCTCTTCAAGTCTTGCACGGCGAGAAATGTCGCCGTAAGACCGACGACGAGCGCCGGTAGTAGATTCATTAGCGTCCCTTTCGTTTAGTTGCTCGACCGATGGCGAAACCGATCAGGATCAGAAATGCTACCTTCATCGAATTGCCACCCTGTCAATCTGGTCGTAGATAACGCCGTCGACGTTGAAGTCGAGGACGAACTTGGTAACCTCACGTCCGAGGACTGGGTCGTAGTCGCGATAGTTAAATACCTCGAAGTTGCCGAACTCGACGATGCCGTCGCCGTCCTCATTGTCGTACACCCAGCCGACCACGGAACCGGCAGATGTCGGAGGCAGCCCGAGGCCCTTGTACACATCATTCAGGAGCAGATATCCACGAGTCCGCAGGATGTCGTTGGCGTAGTTCTCCTGAGCATGGAGGATCATGAGGCTGTAGTCCTCGTTCCCCTCCCAGGCTTTCGCGTTCTGGTCGAACACGACAGCATATGGCGAGACGCCGAGCTCACGCATGAACTCCTCAGGCTTGAGCTGGAACTCGCGCCCCGTCTCGTTGTAGTAGTCCATCTTTGCCTTGTCAAGGGCGTTGGCGTCAGCCTCGGCGAGAATACGCTCGGTCTCCTCCTTGCCGAAGCCCTCCTCGATACGGTCCTTGTAGTTGCGGAAGGACTCCTCGAGGCCGGCGTAGGCCATGGACAGACCTGCAATCCGATGCGCAGAAATGCGGTGAGCCAGGATCAGAGAAATGGCGGAGGCCGTTCCCAGGCTCAGCGGCAGGGCGTAGTGCTTGACAAGGTGCTTCGTCAGATTGGCCCAGGCACGAGCCTTAGCAATCTGGATCTCTCGCTTGTCGAACTTCTCCTCGTCCTCAGCCGCCTTTACTGTCGACAGCTCGTTCAGGTCCTCCCAGGTGACCTCGCCGACGCTCAGCGTCTGCTTGGCCGTGAGGACTGCGGTTGTGGTGAAGCCGGCGATCCCCAGACCCGTCAAGATGGCGGGAGCATGCTTGGAGACGATGAGAGCGCCCTTGCCGGCGAGGCGCGAAATAACCGTAAGACTCATGATGCGAAGTACTTCCTCTCGTTAAGACTCTTGTAGACTGCGATTACCTGACCGTCATTCATGCGGTCGACTTTGGCGACCCACGCCGCCGATCCTCCGTATGCTGTGCGCAGCTTAGCGCGCATCTGCTCGACGCTCATTTGTTGTTCCTTATGTCGTTCACGATCCCCGCGATGAGAATGGCGTTGATGACTATTAGCCCTGCGAATATGACCCATACCGGCAGGGATCCCAGACCGGCGAGGATTAGAAGTAGAATGAATACAGTGAGAAAGATAGATGTGAGACTATAGACCGTTGTCATCTCTTCGTCGTTCATCGGACGTCCTCCGGTTTCGGTAGATCGAGAATATATCCATTACGGGAACGGACAGCGCGTCCGCTTCGGAGATCCCGCCATCCCCAGTTCTCGTCGGTGTACGACTGGGAAATGCCGGCCATGCCGTACAGGTCTCCCACGGTCGCCACGTCATACTGGTCGCAGATGCTGATCAAGTGATTCAGGACATCCTCGGCCTCACTACGGGTTGCGAATATGATGGACTCGAGATTGTGCTCCCGACGGTCCCTCTGAGTGTACGTCCGCTCGGTTGGAGTCTCACGACGTCCGTAAGTCCGATTGGAATACGAGGTGTAGGTCTTGTTGCTGCGAGAGCGCTGAGGACCGCCGTCGCCTCCGAAGAGCAGACGGTCGATCCCGGATGTGAAGATATCGCTCACGGCGTTCTTGACGCTGGGCAGGGCAATATCCCAGAGAAGGTAGTTGGCCACCTCCTTGATGTCCTCGGCGAAGAACGCCTGAAGCGCCTGCTTGCCGAGACTGCCCTTGTCAATTCGCGCCGGAGTCTTGACGACCCTTTCGACGGCGGGTTTGGTCTTCCGTGAGTTGGAGGGGAAATCCCCACGCACGGGTACGTTATCGGTCATGTTCGCTCCTTCTGATATGCGGGGCCCCAGGTCTCCCCGGGGCCCCGCTCGGGTTTCTCAGGCCTCGATCTGGTTGAATACGTCCGGCCGCTCCTTCTTGGCCTGGTCGAGGAGCGCCTTGGGCATGACGCCGTTGAAGAACTTAATGCTCTTCTTCTCGTCCTCCAGCAGGCTCAGCACGAACTCGTCGTAGAAGATGCTGTCCTTGAAGCGGGCGAGGATCTCCGGCGACTTGCTGAATCGCTTGCCGTCAGACGACCGCTCACCGTAGGCCTTGTCAACGATGGTGCGGAAGTAGTCGAACAGCTTGAACTTGTCCTTCGTGGTCCAGTCCTCGGGCTTGCGAGACATGAACGCCTGAAGCGTGTCAGTGAATCCGTCCGGCTGCGACTGCTGCAGGTCAATCAGGTCCACCTTGTTCATGTGGAACCAGAGGGTCTCGGTGACCATGTCGCCGTCGAAGGTCTCGGCGCTGACGTTCATCTTGATCATGGATATGCCTTTCAGTCCATCGAGTTGAGAGTAGTGGCTGCGAGCGACTTGGTCTGCTTGACAATATGATCCCACGAGGTCTTCTCGTCGAACTTGTCGCTCTTCTGGATGATACGCTTCACTGTCTTGCCGTTCTCGGTGAGGGTAACCACCACGGCCGCCTGAAGCTCCATCGTTCGTTCCTTTCTGAAAATGAGAAACCTAGAACCCGGGTTGGGTTCTAGGGGTGAGTAGGATCAGTCGTCGGTCTCTTCGACGAGCTCAGCGTCCACGATGTCGTCGTCCGAGTCGGAGGCGGGCTCCTCGTCATCGCTGTTACTGCTAGCAAGGGCCTTCACCAGGACGAGCGCGGCGAAACCGGCTGCGGCGGGCAGCACGTAACGCGCACTCTTCTTGGCGACGGCACCGAGCTTGGTCCAGTTGACGGTGACGATGGGGGTCTCGTCCTCAACGGTCTCGGGGGTCGGAACGGTGGTGGCAACGGTGTTCTCGGACATGAGAGTTCCTTTCGAGTTGATGGGGTCTCATTATAGTGCGTGCAGAATTTGCGAAAGCCTATGCCCTCTGTTGGAGGGCACGGCGGTCTAGTTGGTCTGAGGTGTCTTTATGGAGTCGATGGTCTCAGCAAGGGTCTCGGCGTATTGTCGTCCGGCCTTGTCACCAACATATGTACCAAGGACACTACTGCCGACGCCGTATATGGCGGTCAATACCACTCCGGCTGGAGGGCAGAGAGCGCCGACAACGGCACCGGCGGTGATGCTGGCAGATGTCGAGGCGACAAGGGATACGACCTTGTATCCGGTGGTCTCTTTGAAACTCATGGATGTTCCTTTCTAGAGGGGTCTCGTTATAGGCGGTGCTCCTTTCACGAAAGCTTGAACCACTTCTCCGTGGGCTCGACGACGAAATCGATCACCACGACAGCCTTTCCGTCATCCGAGACCTGGGCGCCGTAGTGCACCTCGATCTGCCTCTGTTCATTCCATCCGAGCTGGTCGCCCAAGGAAATACCCTCGAGGCCGATTCCGGCGTAGAACTCATTGAGGCTGACACACATCTCACGGAGGAGGGTGTAGTTGAGTTCATTGACGACACGGTCGATCTTGTTGACTGTGGACTTGAAATAACGGCCACTGTAGGCGTCGTAGAACAGGACGTCGCCCTCACCACACACCACAGCTGCGTCACGAGGATATGGATCCATCTTGGACGCGGCGTTCTGGGAGATCGTCTTCTCCTCCGGACCTATGCGATCCTGGACGGAGGCGCGATAACGGTCGTACACCTGGCGCGTGCCCTCGTAAGCGAGAAGCAGGGACGACTCGCGCTTGACCGAGATGCTGTGAGCGCCGATGACGCAGGCGCCGGTGGCCAATATGGCGATGGCCGGAGGAGCGTAGATCTTAGCGTAGATCTTGATCCGCTGCTCCTTGGTGAGGCGCTTGAAGTCCTCAATATCCCAGTCATGCATCTGGCGGTCCGCATGGACGCTCAGGGCGACGGATGCTCCGAGACCCAGTAGCGCCAGTCCGGTGAGGATATGGTGCGAATTGCGTACGACGAAGTCCTGGGCGACTTTGACGAATGCGAGGTTCATTTGCTCTCCTCTCCAATATTGATGAGTGCTTTATACCACTCGTTATCTTCCAGATTGCCCTCTCGCTCCCGAATGTAGTCACGATACATCGTCTTTACAGAATCACTCACGCTACTCTGGATAGCATTGATGAGCATCTGCTTGGCGACTTCGGGGGTTACGTCGGCCGGAATCGTGAGTGTGACCTTCTGTGTATTTGTGATGGGATCCAGATCGGAGAATTCCAGCTTGATGTCGTCGTGGTCCATGTGCGTTCCTTTCTATCGAGAAACCTAGAACCCCGGTAGGGTTCTAGGGGTGAGGTGGTCAGTTGGCGGGAGCGTTCTGCTCCGCGGCCTTCTTGTCAGCGTAATGCTGGAGGGCGACGCGGTTCGTGGTGGTTCCTTTCAGATGGGGGTCTCGTTATAGGACTTGCAAAATCCGCGAAAACCTATGCCCCTTGTTAGGGGGCATGGGCGTTAGAGGCTAGAGTCGTGGTCAATGATGCTGGAGAAGTCCTTCTTCGAGACCTTGTAACGGGAAAGCACCCACTTGACGATGGCGTAGATTCCAACGCAGTAGATGACAGACTTGACAAGGTTCTCGACGAGGCGGGAGATCAGCATGATCGGTCCTTTCGGTCTATAGGTCTCATTATATGCCCTGCTGATTCTGCGAAAACCTAGAACCTTAACAGGTTCTAGGCGTGAGAGTCACTTCTTGGTAGAGTTCTGTCGGAAGATCTTCTCGATCTCGGCCCAATCTTCTTCGAGATACTTCTCTACATTGTCGGTCTCCTGGGCGGGCTGATCTGAGGCAAACTTAAGGAGGTGCCGCTGGCGGCGGACGGTCTTCCTGAGCGCCTTGATCTGCTGTGCCTGGGAGTAGACGGTGTACAGAAACATGATGAAGGAGATGAAACCAAATGCGATGAAGATGTTGGACATGATGCATTCCTTTCGTGAGGGGTCTCGTTATAGGACTTGCAAAATCCGCGTTCCAATTTTCCCACCCGGGAATTTTTGGATTTCGAAAAACAGAACTTTTTGGAAAAACCTAGAACCCTTGTGGGGTCCTAGGTTTTCGTGTCTCAGATGCGGATCTTGGCGACGAATCCGAGTGCCTTGGAGGCGACGGGGAAGATCTGCTCAGCCTTCACGATAGCGAGGATTCCGAGGATGGAGCCAGCGGCGCCCACCACAGCATCGGGGCTGGGGCAGAAACGACGGTGTTTTGCGTCTTGAATCTGCTCAAGCTCCTTGATGCTGCGGAGAGCTTCGCGATAGGCTTCACTGTCGGGATCCATGCCGTCGATGAAAGCGTAAGCCTCTTCGAGGGCCTTCTTGGTGTTCGGCTTGTTGTCGGACATGGTATTCCTTTCAAATGAGGGGTATCATTATAGACCATGTCGATCCCGCGGATCGTCAGACCTCGGAGACCTTCAGAGTGGCCGTGTCCTTCTTGGTCATGTCCTGGGCAGGGGTCTCCAGAGCGGCGTAGACCTCCTGGTTCTTGTGGTCCACATGGAGCACGCCGTCAACCTCGGGCTCGTAGTTCTTGGCCGCGAGACCGAGCAGAGCGCCCAGGAAAGTGTCGAGAGCGGTGATGGTACCCACAACCGCCTCAGTGTGAGGGAAACCCCACAAACCCGCCAGGGCGAGATACAGGGTGGCGAGGGCCGGAAGCAGGATCTGAGCAATCCACTTCAGAGTGTTGTAGGTCTGATTCGACAGCGACATAGCGCTTGTCCTTTCTTCGGGTGTCAGGAAAATGGATCGGAAGCCGGTTCACGGCGTCCATTACCTTTTCGGCAGTCCCGTTTCCGCCGAAAGTGTGGTAGGGCTGATACAGATACTTCTGCAAGTCCTCAAACTCATCGATGGTGATATAACCACGGGACAGATATGCGGTTCCCATAGCCACGATCTGGTTGTGCGCTAGACCCAACATCAGCTGCGTCTTGGCGTCATGCCTTTCCGCACGTTTCTGTAGATACGCCCAGAGACCAGTACTGGTGAGAACGGAGCCGAATATGGTGATCACCAGCTCCACAGTATGAGACATTTAGCCTCCGATAGAAACGATTGGGCGAACCCCATACTTATCAGTCCACTTGGCCCAAGTGATTCGACGCTGGTCGCCGTAGTACAGGCCGAAGTAGTCCTTGGAAATCTGATCCCGGAGCCAGAAGGACTCGCCGGGAGTCGGCACCGGGTTGCCAACACGGAAATACGAGAACTGACGGGAGATCGGACCGATGGTGTGGGTGTCGCCGTTGATGCGGTTGTGCACAAGATATGAGCCGAACATCTCGAACTCAGATGGAATGGTGAGTTGCGGGTACTCCCACTCCCAGTTCTTCTCCGTTCGCTCCCAGGGATTCCCAGTATTCTCGTACTCATGCGGCTCGAGAACCGGGAATGTCCTGAAGTCCGACATGGCGAATACCTGGGTAAGCGTGGAGAAACGCACCATGCCGTTGGCGTAGTCCCGTCGCATCTTGGAGCCGTTCCAACCGTACTGACACCACCCCTCAGTACCAATATTGTCGATTCCGAGGTTACGGTCGCTCATGACCGTGATCCTGTGCTGATTCTCGCCATTCGGGTAGTCCAGCCACCGATCGAAGTCGACGATGATCCATTTGCAGGAATTATCGTTGTACTGCCAGTAGTCACCCAGCCACATGCCGTCGAATGTCCCGTTCCGAATGGCGGCTTTCTGAGCAGAAGTGAGAGTCCTGCCCAGGTTTTTGCCACGAGTAATAACTCGCTTGAGATTCGGGTCGTTGTTGAAGGCGTTCAGGAAGGCGTCCTTGTTGGTCAGGGTGATTTGCTTGGGTTGCATGACACTCTCAGCCCACTGGGCATACTGAGCGCCAGTCATCCCACGGCAGTCGGTGATCTCGAAGCTATCGTTCGCCTTGGCGCCCCTTGGGACCCTGACATAGGCGATTAGCGCTTCGAAATAATCGGCGTTCTGGGTAGGCTGAAGAACGCCGGCGCCGACTGTGCCCTGCACAACACGGATACCACCGGCTCGGACGTTGGGCGACTTGTCTACCTTGAGGAATATGGCATCATAGCGATCACCATCCGTAGAGCCTTCATTGAGAACGTAGACCTTGTTCGAGTCGTTCTCGATCCAGTGGCCCTTGAACCAGGCGCGGCCGGACTCGATGACGATATCTCGCCCGGAGCCCTTGCTAACCCGGTATCCTCGGCCCCAGTTCTGGAAGATGCCGTCCGAGATGACCCCGTCGAACATGCGGCCGAAGTCGTCAGCGGAGTACTTCCGGTCCCCATTGATGGAAACGAAGAATCCTGATTTCTCTGTCATGTGATGTTCAACCCCGGTTTCGACTTCTGAATATCGGACAAGGATTCGAACGTCGGGTAGAAGACGTCCCCCTCCGAGTCCGAGGATGTACGGATGTACTCAGTCACTCGAGCGATGTCCTGCTGCCCGAACTCGTTCTGGATCTGCACGAAATCGCCCAGGAAGAAGTCCTCGTTGTATACGTACATGGACTGCTGCGCCGCCTCACCCGAGAACATCTCGATTGGCATATGGCGCCACAACTCAGTATTGCACTGCTCATGGATCTGGCGATGAATGGAGCTTGGATCGACGGTAGCAACGCCTTTATAGCCGTCACTGGCCTGCATGTATCCGTTAGTGTGTTCGATCGATGGTGACTGAAAATATCCTTCTCGCAGCCCGAGCCCTCGGGTGCCGACCGTAACGGAGTTGTTCTGCATAGCGGAGTCCGTGTTCTGATCTAGGTACTCCCGCTCATAACCGTCCCTGGTGAACAATAAATTCGTAGGGACCGTGAATTTGACGGCGCCGGAGAATATCTTGGTTCTGGTACTCACCTTCGACTTGAAGTATGTCGCCTTAGATAGGTTATCGTACTTTGGCGAGAACACTACCGGCGGGCGTTCACCTTGATTGAACGTTCGGTTTACGCCGTTGTAGGTATACCCGTACCAATAATACGGATCCTCCCCATCGTACTCGATCGCCCATCCGGACATGGTCAAATCGGTTAGGTTCTGAACAATCTTGTACCAGGAGCCCTCCATTGAGTACGGGTCCTTGGAGTAATCTGGATGATTCGTCCAGTCCCTGGCGTAATTCATTGGTCGAACGGACCCATCGCCGCTAACTTCGATGCTTCCGATATCCATGGAGGAAATAGGTCGACCCTTGCGAATTCCCTCGGGTAGCTCGTCGACAGAGTACCACCCGAAGCCTTGAACGTGGCGCTCATGCGACGCATCAAGAGAGTCTCGCTGCTTGAACAGCAAGTTGGTATAGTGCTTGATGACGTCTTTGACCTTACCGCGAGTTCGCTCGTGCTTGCACAGAAGAGTGCCTTCCCACATCGGATAGGGGTGCATAACACGTCGATCCAATATGGACTCAAGACTGCGTCCGCTGATCGTCAGCATCGACTGCTTGCTGTACTCCGTGTTGAGCTCGACCTGCTCGATTATCATGAGCTTGTTCGTGCCTTTGGTGTACAGGTAGTAATCAAGCTGATAGATCTTCAGGTTCTCAAGGGTTCCGGGAACCGTAAGTTTAAAATCGCCGAAGCCGTGGAACCTCTCAGTCCAGATAATGGACTTGTAGTCCTCGCAGATATGCTGGAGAATCATAGCTTCATCAAAAACAGCAAGGTACATGTCACACCCCCTGATAGAGAACGTCGGTCGAGAAATATACGTCCGTGAGGGTCGGATCATTCATGGTGATTTGGAACTCGTTTACGCCCGGTCTCAGCTTGAGCCAGTCTGAGTTGCGATCCAGTGCCGCTATGAACTTGTCCTTGCGGCCGCCCCTGTCTCGAATGATTGATTTGAATCCCACCCTGGAATTTACCGTGACGATGTCACCGCCAACGATGGGATCGACCTTGTAGTACGTCCTATCAAGAAATGCACCGGTAAGCTTGAACTGGTCTCCAGAAAATGTCTCGGTCACGATGATCGGGAGCTTAGCTCCTGGACGAAATGTGAAGACCATGTTGAAACCGGTCTCCACGTCACCGTTGTAGTCAATCGTAGCAGACAGTACACCCCGGTCCTTGCTGAACTCCAGCGATGGAGATGGCTGGTCCATGAAGTCGAACTCGAAAGACCCGATCTCCCTGGACCATTCAAGGTTCTGGGTGATCTGATTGTCCGCGTCATGCCAGTAGGCATCCGGACACAGGAGAGAAATATTGATCTCCTCCTCCTTCGAGAATATGTCCGCCTCCACAGACTCGACATACCCCTCGGTCTTGAATCGTCGCTTGTCCGTGTTGACGTACACGGTCATTAGCTGCTTGATCTGGAACCAGGAGTATATGCGTTGTCTGGTGGTCTCGATATCCGGGAGGGGCAACGGCGCGAGTTTGATCTTGAGGTTCCTCATTCCCGCCCTCGCGCCGTTGAATATAGCCACATCCGTAAGAGCCAGCTCAGTCGTGTTGATCGAGGCCTTCGTAGCCGACAGGCCGTCAACAGATTTGACAGCCACGCCATTCCCCCAAGGATCCCTTAGGGGGAGAACGACGCGTTGCTGCCGGTACGTAATGAACTCGATTGACTCAATCATAGCTCGTACATGGCTCCCTTCACCTGCTCGATCTGGTTGCGAGTCTGCCGGTAGATCTCCGCCTCGGACAGCGCCTTCGGCGAGTTGTTGTACTGGTTGAACACGAGACTTGTGCCCTGGTTGTACGTCTCGCTGGCGGCGGTGTCATTCGACTTCACAGGAGTGCTAGTGACGACTCGCCCGGCAAGCTGTGCAGTCGCCGTCGTCGTGAGAGTGCCAGCGATCTCCTCCTTGGGGAGGATTTCGTCGAGACGACCCGCTTGCTCCTCGACCTGCGAGAGGTCTAGAACCGGCCTGATCGTCGGGTCGGCATTCTCTCCGAATGCGTTGTTCCAAATATCCTTCGTGTTACCGAAGCCCTTGGAGAGCGCGTCGACGGTATCAGTGGCCATGGTAGTGGCCGCCGCGATACCCTGCTCGGTGTTGTCAGTGATGCCGTTCGCAAGACCCTGCATCAGGAAATCACCGATCTCGTACATCACCCTCGAAGGAGAATGAATGCCGAATGCTGCTTTGACCTTCGAAACAACGGTGCTACCCATGCTCGTGACCGCACTGGCGATAGAGGAGAGCTTGCTGGTGATCGCATTCTTGAGGCCGTTGACCAGCTGAATACCAGCGTTCTTCATCTGCGCGACCCCCGTAGATACGAGAGTCTTGATGCCGGTGCCGATGCCCCTAGTGATGGCACTGATGAGTCGAACACCCGCCTGAGCCATCGCTTCGGAGTTGTTCTCGATTGCGTCAGCAAGCCCGTTGATGAACTTGATAACGGTCTTGGCCGCTGCATCAGTGATGCGGGGCATCTCGTCGCCGAGACTGGTGATGAATGCCACGATACAGTCCGTAGCCTTCTGGCCGATCTCGGGGATCTTCTGACTCAGACCATCCAAGAAGGATATGAGCACATCAGAGCCTCTCTGGACCAACTGCGGCATGTTATCAATGAGGGCCTGTGACAAGGTCAGGATCAAGAATATGGCGCAGTCGATCAGAGCCTGGGCGTTGTCGTATATGACCTGGATGATCGCCAGGAGGATCGTGGTCATGAGCTGAACGAACGTCGGGATAGACTCAATCATAGCCTGAGCGCCAGACGTCAGGATAAGCTTGAGGTACTCGACGATAGTGCCCGAATTGTCGATGAGGACCTGCATGAAGTTGATGAAGCCCTCGCCGAGCGCCGTACCCATCGCAGGCATTCTCTCAATGAAGCCGTCGACGGCCGCGAGGAATGTCTGGACACCATCGGCGCCCGAGGTCGACAGGTTCGCGATAGCATCAACCAGCTTGGCGATACCCTCGGTTGCCAGACCGACACCCATACCGATCATCAGGATGGCGCCGCCCAGAGCAAGGAGACCAACCGCAGCGAACTCAGCAACATATCCGACAGCCACAAGAGCGGCCAACCCCAGGGCCATGATAGCAATACCCTTGCCTGCGGTGGCCCAGTCCATCTCCCCCAGCATCTTCATGACAGGTGCCAGGAGAGCTAGTGCTGCTACAGTCACGAAGAGGCCCGCGGCACCGGCGAGACTTCCCCCGCCGATGGAGCTGATCCCAACGAGAACGGCCAGGGCCGCTGACATCATGACCAGACCCTTGAGGTAGTCGCCCCATGGCATGGATGCGAAACTCTCAATATCGCTGGCGATGAGTTTAAGCGTCGCCGCCAGGACAAGGATCGTTAGAGCCCCGACAAGAGACTTGCCGCCGGAGAGCTTGTCACTTCCGAGCCTTTCGACAGTGAACGTCAAGGACGCCAGGCAAATATCCATAGCGATGATGCCCTTGATCGTGTCGCCCCAAGACAACTCACCGATCTCGGTTAGGACTTTCGCAATTTGTCGCATGGTAAATGCCAGCGCAAGAAATGCGAATGCCGAGGCCTTCTTGATCTTGACTGTGCCCATCTGGGACATCATGGTCATCATCTTCATGATAAGACCAAGTGCCAGAACACCCTGTGTCAGGTCCGACAGACTCATCTCACCAAGCGGCTTGACCGCATAGGCAAGGAGCATAACACCGATGCCCAGCGGAATCGCCGTGAGAGCGAACGCCAGGATATCCTTGTTCTTCTTGGTAGTCGTATCGGCCACCATCATCAGCATCTTTATGACTGCGAAGAGCCCAAGGGTTCCCTTGAGGATATCATCCCAGTCCATGGTGCCGATGTTGTTCAGCGCCTTGCCCAGTAGGAGTGCGACTCCGGCCAATACGACCAGCGACAGCATTCGCTTAGCGAGCCCCTTCGTGTCCTTGCCTTCACCGGCGCTGGACAGCTCGTCCTCCGCCTTCTTGAGCATGTTGAACATGAAATATAGAGCCGCGCCAGCAGCAACAATCTTGCCGGCCGGGATCTGGGCGACGACCCAGAGCGCAGCGGCCAGAACGAGAACGGCTCCGGCGAGAATAAGGACAGTGGTGGCCTTGACCTTGGCGGTCGTAGCCTCCATGGATTCCTTGAACCCGTCGATGACGTCCTTGACACTGCCGAGAATTCCAGCGAAGTTGGATCCGGCTTTGCCCCACTCCTTGAAGGTGTTGATGACATTCCGGGCTATTGCGAGGAATGTGACCAACGCTCCAGTCTTGAGGATGGCGTCGAATATGCCCCCATAGTCGCCGTTGTCGGCCATGTTCTTGAGCTCAGCAAATGCGCCCTTGAACGGCTCGATGAGCGCCTTGGCGGCGATGATGGCGTAATGACCAACGGTGGACAGAACCTTGCCGATGCCCTTGATAAGCTTGACGAAGTTATGCCACCCAGAAGTAGCCTTGTCCTTGAGCTCAAGATTAGCGATGAAGTCCTTGGTGGTGTTCCAGCCGTACTTGACAGACTCGGCGTACTCACCCATGAGCGTCTTGAGGTCGCTGAACGCCTTCTTGAACGGTTGGGTGTCGAAGTCGAAGTTCAGAGTTGCCAGATTCTTGAGGACGCCCCAGACACCAGCTCCGAACGACGAAAGAATACCGCCGAGGGATGACAGCCAAGCAATATCGGGCCCGTTCTGCATGGCCTCGGCCCACTCGCTGAACTTGGTGGACACCTCATCGTAGAGTGCAGCCAGTCGCTCCATCTTGGGGGTCAACCAGTCGCTGACGATGATGGCCTGCTTGTTGATGCACTCAGTCAACCAGATGATGAAGCTGGTGAGCTTGTCGATCGCCGGAATAAGATGGTCGGCCAGGTGCTGCCCCCAGAAATAGGACTTCTTAAAGGCAGACTCGAATAGGTCGACAATCTTGTTCTTGAGCTTGGTGAACTTGGACTCGTTCTCCTCGGCGGTTGCTCCGGCCTCATCAGTGGAGTCGCTTACGAGGCCAAGCGACTGACCAACCTCCTGGGCGCCCTCCTTGAGCTCCCGGAAGGGCCCGACGATGGCTTCCTTGATTCCGGATCCCGCGGACCTCAGAGCCTCCCACAGGTTGTCCCAGGCCTCCTTGAGGCGCTTGAGACTGGGCGTGATCTCGTCATGGAACCCCTCGGAGAAGTTGCTCCAGATACGCTTCAAGCCGGCGCCCGTCCAGGTGATGGCCTTGATGACGTTCTCGGCGACATTCAGGCTGTCATACCACTCCTGAACAGCCGCAATATGATCCCTGAGTGTCGAGGACCATCCTGCGGTGTGCCCGGTCAGGTTGGAAATGATAGCACCCAGTCCCTTGAGCGCTCCGCCGGCGATCCATCCGATCACCTTGGCGAAATCTGTGAGGACTAGTACACCTATTTTGACGATCCGGAAGAATGACTCGAAGTAGTTACCGATCGACTCAACGGTGGCCTCGCTGGGGACCAACTTAGCCATGAAGTTGGCGAACGCCTCGGACATCGCATACAGACCCTCGGCGGACGGGCCGCTGAAGACCTGCGAGAACGCCTGGCCGATGCGCTGAAGCGGATCCCACATTGCGTGGAACAAGGAAGCGAGGCCCTCGAGGACCTTCTCCCTACCACCGAGGTCAGCCCAACCCTGGAGAAGGGCGTTTCGGGCGTTGCCCATCTGAGTGATGACGCCGCTCGGACCCGTGAGGAATGCACCGACCTTGGTCCACAGTTCCTTGGCTTGCTCGAAGTCACCGAAGATGATTCGGAACGACTGAGCCCAGGACGAACCCAGCTCCTCACCGATGACACCCATCAACTGAGAGAACGTCTTGATGTCCTGAGCCGCAGACATACCGGTCTTGGCCAGTTCCTGGATCTGAGCAACCTGCTCTTCGGTGTACCCCATGGAGAGAAGCTGCTCGTCGGTGTACTCGCCGGCCATCTGCTTCAGGGTCTCCATCATGATCTCCTGGGTCAGCCATCCCTCTTGGAGGGAGAGCCTGAATGACCCGTTCTTGGCGATCATTTCGTCGACGCTCTTGCCGTGGACCTTGGCTGTCTGAATCAGCTGGTCCTGGAACTGCTTGGTTGCGATGCCGGCGTTCTCCAGGGACATCCAGTCCTGAAGCTTCACTGTTCCCGCAGCCATGGCCTGCGAAAGCTGATACATAGCCCTCGAGGTGGACTCGGAGTTGGCACCAGCGACGGCCGCCCAGTTCGCCAGACCCTTAATCGACGCGACTGAGTCGTCCAGTCCAATACCGGCAGCGGTGAACTTACCGATGTTGGACGTCATCTCGCCGAAGTTGTAGATGGTTTGGTCCGCGTAAGTGTTCAGCTGGTCCAGAGCCGCGTTAACGGTCTGAATCGTCTCGCCCTTCTGGGCAGTGTTGGCAAGAATGGTCTGAACGGAGTTGAGCTGGAGCTCGTACTCCTTCATACCGTCAATAAGCGGTTGAACCGTGAAGCTCGAGAGCATCGAGGAGCCGATTTCAGCGATCTTCCCACCGATACTGGCGAGTGCGCCGAACGCAATCGACTGGAGAGCCGAGAATTTGCTCGTGGTCTCGGCGATACCCGCCTGGGCCTCCGAGAAATTGAGGTTCTTGGCGGCTGCGGAGACCTGATTGATCCCTTCAACGCCGCCCCGGAATGCCAATCCCTCCTCGAGCTTCTTGACTCCGTTGAGAGAGTCCTGAACCCCGTTCATGAATTGACCGTTGTTGAACTTAAGAGCGACTACCCGCTCCTCGATTGACGCCACTAGCCTCTCACCGCGCTTTCAAGCTGCTTGACGATGCTGTCAAATATAGGCCTGAGCGCCGGATTTATATAATCCACGCCCTGGACATAGCCACCGGTCCTGGTGCCATGCCCGTATTGCAATACGACTGCGATCGGGACACCCTGCTCCACGTGGGAGTTGTTCCAGACCAGCGAGACTCGATTTCTGCTCCGCTTGATCTCGTAAGACCAGCTGGATGCAGTGTAACCGGACCGGACCGGAGTAGCGGCAGCTAGTGCAGCCACACCGGCCTGTCCGCAGTCATCGAGGAAATCGAAGAAGCGGCCCTCTTTGAGTCTCTCGAGCCACTTCCCCGTGTCCATCCTCGAATCCATCTCCAGCGTAAATGCCGGACTCATGCGGCCCTCTCACAGGCGGCCGCGATACCTGACACAATGGCACCCATGGCTCCTCGAGACCATCCGGTCTTGAGTTGCTCGGCGTCAGCAGGAATATGCGCAACTGTCGGGAGACCTGAAGCCTTCAGGGCATCCCATGTGGTCTGTGGCGCATTGAACTCCATGGACAGAATATCGCAGACCTTACCCGCGAGGAAGTTCGGATACCATTCCTTGGCTGTGTCCGAGGCGTACGCATACCCCCAGGTCTTGAACCCGCGTGCTCGCATCCCGTCGAACGCCCACTTGGAGTCCCCGTACGACTTGAGTATGACCTTCTGCTCCATGCCCTTGAACATGTCGCAAACGGCCTCCCACTCGCCCAGCTTATACTTCGGATCGAAGACGATGACGTGGCTCTTGGAGTACGTGTCCATCAGCCAATCGATCGTCGCCGGCATGTACTGGGTCTTCGACGCTGCGGCCTTGATCTCGGCCCAGGTGTATTCGTCAGCGTTCTTGGTCAGAGCCGGAACGAGACGCGACAGACTCTTATCGTGGCAGCCAAACCAGACGCCATCCTTGCTCCGAGCGGCCGAGAACTCCAACGCGTGAGCGTGGTAGTCGACCGCCTGAGTGTATCCGATCTCAGTGTGCTCGGGCCAGGACTGAGATCCTCCACGATGCCCCACAATGAAATGCGGAATCGTGAGGAGCTCCGAGATCGTCTTGGCGCCCTCGGGAATTGCTCGCATCGTGACGGTCGGAGTCTCACGAGTACCGTCCCACACATTGACACCGATCTTGGATCCGTCGGCGAGAGTTGGATCGAGCGAGTCATTCTGCTCTTGAAGTCTGACGTCGACGCCGAAGAGAGCGCACACGCCCGTTTCGCTTGGAGGAACGTACGGCGACTGAGCGTATCCGACGACGATCGACGACCAGGACATCTTCGTGTCCTTGCCCCAGGAGCCATTGGTTACAGACTCGACGTTTTCTGGGAAAGTCGCTACGGGATTGGTAGCCACATCGTGCTGCACGAACCCTGTGAGTTGAGGAAATGGTCCGTTCTTCCAGTTGTCTGCACTCTCTGCCGGTGTGCCGGGCACCAGACTCTTGACCTTGGCCCCGTCAAGCACCATGAGGGCCGCAACGTGTCGTCCGTTGTGAGCCGGGTCCGGTGACTTCCACACCACGTTCTGGGTGTCGGCAGGATTAGCAACCATTTTGACGGCCACGGTACAAGAGCGAAGCTTGGCGCTGGTGGCGTACTTCCCAGTCCATCCAGCCGGCGTGCAATCCTGCATGGTGCCGAACTGACCACCCACTACGAGCAGCGCCCAGTCCCCAACAGCTGACGGAACGCTGAGTTTCTCGTCCTGGTTCTTGGAGACCGCGATACCCTTCATGGGAGACGCCATGATCAGACCTTTCGTACGATGACCGTGTTCGGAGGAGTGCCTGCCGGCACCTGCTCTTCACGGCCGAGGATCAAGACATTCCCGTTGCCCCCGCCTCCGCCACCAGCAGGACGGTTAGTCTTGATGGTGACGTCGACGACGTTGTCCTCGCTCAGAGTTACCGTCTTGGTGGCGGGCCAGCCCTGGTCGTCCAGGAAGAGACGAGCGTTGGTGCTTCGGAAGAACCACACCATACCGTCGATCTTACCGTTCTCTCCGGCAGTGTCGACATAGGTGGGTCCGTCATCAGGATCGACTGTCAGCGTGGCGAACGGAGGAATGTCTCCCTTGACGTGACAGTAAGGCACGGCGACCTCACTTCTTCTCGTCGAGCTTCGTGTTGATCTCGTTGAGAGCCTTCAGGATCTGGTCCTCCTTGTAGGAGACATCCTTCAGCCAGCCGACGATGGGGCCGTCGAAACGACGACCGGCGATGCCGGCACCAGTCTGGTCGGAGACCTCAACGAGACGGTCCTTGATCTCAGAAAGCAGATCCGTTGCGTATGACACTTCGAGTTCCTCTCCGCCGTCGCTCGTGCCCTGAGACGGACGGCCTTTGTTATACCAGTAGCGGCATGCGTCGGAGAAAGGCACGCCGTACGCTTCGTAGGACCCATACATGGTCCCGGAATTGTAGCGGGACCCCACACGGCGGAGGTCCTCGTAGGAATCACCCTCAGCATCGATAAGACCCTTGAGGATGGAGCAGCCGACCTCAGCCGACTTCTGCGGATCCCACCAGGCTCGGTCGGGATCGTTGATGAAGTACCCGTTGTAGGTGATCTGAAGCGGACCGACTCCGTTCGAGGTGCCCCACTCAGATACGATGGGCCAGAAGTAGTTCTTGAAGTTGTGCTCCGTGACCTCGCCCCAGCCCGAGCAGGCGCCCCCGGCGTCGTGGCCGTAGATGTTGGCACCCTCTTCACCAGTCTCCACCTTGAGGCAGCCGAGAGCAGCCCACCAAGGACACCCGACAGCATCAGCGGCGCGAAGAACGGCCTGCTGAATGGAGGTGCCCGTAGATGACTCGGCATGCGAGGGTGCCGAAGAGCCGTGGTTGTCACGTCGACGAAGACAGTGTGTCCAGGATGCGGACATAGTATAGGGATGCTCGTCGTACTCCTTGGACCGGACCTCTTGCTCAGTCTGGTCCCCCATCCAACCATCGTCACTTCCGTCCTCAGCGATCCATGCCTCGGACAGAATCGTGGGGTTGAGACCCGTTACGATGGCGACGTGTCCTTTACCACCCGAGGCTGCCTCGGACAAGACGATGTCGCCGATCTCGAACCCGCCGTCCGGCTCGTTACCGGTCCAGGAATCCGAAATGTCGGCGAAGTTGCGCTGGAGACACTCCTCTCGCAGCGACCCGGTCCAGGTTGACCTAGGGAAGTAGCCGGCAGCGAAGGGCTCGCCCCACTCGTGGTGGGCCGCGAGGTTGTAGCAGCCTGCGACGAGAGCCGAGCAGTCGGCATTGGCGGGCGGATTGATGAGCCAGCCGTCCCAGTCGGACCGATCGTAAAAGGTCCAGCGATCGGGCTGCGAGTAACCGACATCTGCGACGTCGGCGTAGTACCTGGCGCAGGATGCTGCGTATTGAGATACAGTCATTTTGACCTTTCAGTGAATCACGCAACGACTAATGACTGACCGGTTGACACGATACATCTCAACCAAAGAATCAACTTGAATGTAGGTACAATCGAACAACCGAGTGTAGCAGTACTCACCGCCAGCCGCCAGGTATCGATAATACTCTTCATGAAATCCCGGACCCTCTACGACAATCTTGAAAGACGAGCCGTTACCCTTTACTGGGACACGGACCGTAGAATTTTCGTGAGCCGCGTCGAGTGTGTGTGTCACGGCCACAAGATCGCGAACCCCATAATCGATTGGTATCAGTGTGATGACTATTCGTGGACGATCGGGATTTCCACCACTAATCCACAGTGGATCCGAGAATAAATCATTAGTGACTAAAGCTTCACCCATTAGAATTCTCGATCGGAGCGAAGAGTACGGGTACGATTCGAGCGCCGTTGGCCTTGAGCTGCGCGCGAACACGCGGAGGCGTTGTTGCATCTCCGGGCCAGATCTCGATGATGGATCCGTCGTCTGTGTAGTCGCCCTTAGGGAGAACGAACGTTGCCCGACTTCGAACCTGGATCTCCTTGGGGAGATCGACAACCTTGACGTCTCTTGTTCCGTTAAGGTCCTGAGTCTGCCAGTCACTATTGCGCTTTACATAGACCATGCCTGCCATGATGCGGTAGACGTAGGCGTTGTCGTCGGGGCACTTAATCCAACCAGTATCGAACGTCCCGTATCCGGCGGCGGCCCTGTTGTTGAACCAGACAGCCTTCTCGGGCATGGATTCCTTGAGGTCGATCATCTTCTGGTCCGAGGAACCATCTTTTCGGACGACCCGCACCAGAGCCTTGGACCCCTCGTAGAAAGGGACGTCCAGCTCGAACTCGGGGTTCGCCCCCAGAGTAATCGAGGCGTCGGTGACTCCGTTAGTCGGGGAGATGTAGACTGTGCTGAACGGACTGGACTCTCCTCGAACTTTACCGTGGAGAAGAGGAGTTACACCAGGCATGTTAACCTCTTGACTTGTACTTGGCCCGTCTCGCCGCGTTCAGAGCCTGATTCTGTCGAAGCGTGGCGGCGGTCGACATCTTCTTGTCGGGTTGGTTCTTGACATTACACACTCGAATGAGTGTGAGAAGTCGATGCAGGTGCCAGTGCTGGCACTCGAACGGAATCTGGAGAGCGACCATCCAATAGTAGACCAGCTCTGACGTGATAACGTTACGAGCAGGGCTCGAACCCTCAGACTCCACGAATTTGGTTGCCGTCATCGAGTCTTCGATGTACTCTCGGATCCGTTTCACGTTGTCCATGGACAAGTGCGAGTAGACGACGGGGTCGACGTCGTTCAGAGTCATACATTTGATGTAGTCCAGGACCTGCTCTTCAGTGAGCTTCTCGTTGCCGATGTACGGGATGTGCCATTTGGACTCCCATTTTGACAGAGCGACGAGACTGTGCTCAAGCTCGAGGTCTCCCTCGAAACCGTTAATGAACTCATTGCGATCCTCGTCGTAGAGCTCATCCCCGACGACGTGAATCGTCAGCATTCGTTCCTCCCTGGAGTCACCACGGACCCCGGAGCGCATCACGGGGTCCGTGGGAGTTGTCAGCCAGCGGCCTTGACGGCGGCAATGACCTCGTCGGGGGTCGGGAGCTTGGCGTCGTTAGTGCCGTCACCCCAGATCAGCTTCTCGATAGCAGTCATGCCGTTCTTTCCGATGACATTGGAGTCGAGGGTGACGACACAGGTCGGCTTGTGGCCGGTGACGTTCACCGGGGTGCCCTTGAAGGACCACGAGAAGGTGATCGCCTCAGGGGAGTCGTTGATCGTACCGTAGGACCGCTCCGAGGGGGAGGCGGCCAGACCATACAGAAGGTGCAGCTTGTAGCCGTAGTTGTTCTTCTGCTGGTCGTTGCCCTTGATGGTGCAGTAAGCCAGACCGAAGGAGGAGCGCTCCTGCTGACCGATGACGACCTTGTCGACGATAGCCGAGCCGTCACACTGGAGCCACTCGTCCGGGTAGGTGTAGGCCTCGATCTTGCCCTCGAACGTCTCCGCCGAGGTCAGAGAAAGATACTTGATGTTGTCTGCGTACAGGTCGGTCTGCTCCGCACCAGACGGGGTCTCAGTCACGTTGGTGAGACCCGACCAGGCGACGCCCTTGCTGTAAGCGCCAGTGGCGGGGTTGACGGGGAAGAGGACCCCACGGTCCACACCAGTCTCATAGAACTTCTTGCCCGTCTCGTCCCATGTGAGGGCTGCCATCTATACTCCTTGGTAGATGTTGAACACGTCGTGATGAAGGTTGTGCGAGACGAAGTGCCTCTCGAAGGTGGACATAGGCATGTCTGCCAGGACATCTAGCACCGGTTCGTCGGGATTCCTGCTGATGAGGGTGACCGAATAACGCGGAGTGTACATCCAGTTGGTGTTGTCCCCAAACTTCGAGTCGGCTCGACTCCGTTCGTACACGATGCACGGGTAGGTGAGCTGGACGGACTCCGGGGGTTGGAAGTAGACGTTCCTAGAGCCCAGCGCTTCGACGAGTTTCTGGTGGAACTCAAGGCGTTGGACCATTGTACACCTCTCCGAGGTTGAGGATGAGACGGGGGCGACGGACCTCCACGTTTGTGACGACCCAGCGCGCCCCCATCCACCTCACATACTTGATGGCGAAGAAGTTCTCCTCGGCGTAAGAGTCGGCCAAGATGGAGATCTCGTTGTTGAGCCGGAGATTCTGGAGAACCTTCGGCTCGCTGTCGTACTGCTTCTGGGAACGGTTCACGTCCCCGTAGTACTCCCTCTCCGTGACCTTGTCCTCGAACACTCCTGGCGATGTCTCGACGGCGTGCCCGTAACCTATGCTTCCGAAGAATCTTGCCATTTTGACCGAATCAGGCCATAGCCTTCTCGATGACGATCGCGGACTTGTACTTCGTCAGAGAGCCCGAGCAACGAGCCTCCAGCAGGTACTTCTGCTGGTTGAAGTCGATGTCGAACTGCTCGAAGAAGGAGGTCTCGCCGCCCTTGTCAGCACCCAGGGTGTAGTCCTGCATGTTGACGATGATGCCGAGCAGGTTCTGCTGCTTGCCGCTGACCTCGCGGTGGGCGCCCTCCATGACCTCAACCTCGATGACATCCGAGACGTTCAGGGCGTTAGCAACGGCCTGCTTGGTCTCGTAGATGTAGCGCTTGTTGATGTCCTTGATCTCGAGCATGTCACACACGAACTCGTTCGTGGTGAACAGGACCGGCATACCAGAGCCCTTGTAGTACTTCCGGGACCGACGGACGATGTCGATGACGTCCTCGGTCTTGGCGTCCTTGCCGACGAGAACCTTGTGGGAGAACAGCTCGTCATCCTTCCAGATAGGACGGATGTTGGTCTCCTTGATCTTGTCGGGGTTGGACACCTCCCGGCCGTCACCAATCAGGACGGCGCGAGCGAGCTCCTCCTCGAGGGCGAGGCGCAGATTCTGCTGCATCCATGCGACGACGTTGAACGTGGTGATGTCGAGGACATCGTCACGGTCAATCCTCGTCTTGTTGTAAACAGTCGTCGGCTCGGTCTTCCGGTTGGCGACCTCGTAGACGACGTCCTTCTTGCGACTGGCCTTGACGTAACCCTTGGCCCGCAGGTCGTCAGCGGTCAGGTTGGACCACTGGGTCTTAACGCGGGAGAACGGCGAGTGCTTGGCCCCCTGGAGAACCTTGGAAACCCAAGAGTTCTCGCGCATGATGCGCTGGGGCTCCGGGTCCAGGTTGGTGGCGTCCGGGAACAGCATCTCCGGGTTCTTGATACCGTAGTCCTCGGCGTGAGCCAGGACGGCGGTGCGGAGCGTCATGCCAGGCTTACGGGCCTCGGCGAAGATAAGCTCCTCGTCGGCGTGAGAGAGGTGCGGGCCCATAGCGGAACGAGCGTCGCCCTCGAAGATGTTGGAATGCATCAGAGTATCACCCCCGGAGTCGCCGTGCTCGGCGTCCTCATCGTAGTCTTCGTCATAGTCCTCATCGAACTCTTCGTCCTCGTCGAAGCCCTCATCCTCGGCATCAACGTCACCGCTGATCTCCTCGATAAGGGCTGCAACAGCCAGACGCTGGTCATCGTCGAGGGTCTCGAGGACATCGGCGACCGTGAGGTCGTCCTCGTCGTAAACCTCGTCTTCGTCCATGGATTCTGTGTCCTCCGTTGTTTCTCCGGAATCGTGCGAGAGCGTGAGACCGGAATAAATGACGGCCTCGTCCTCGGACTCGGTCCATGAACCATCCGAGTGCTCCAGAGCAACGTTGTCGATCAAGGCGCCCGGGTTGGCCCCGGACAGGACCATGGAAACCTCGACGATGTTGCCATGAATAACGTCAGCCCCTCGCTGGTCGAGGCGGTTGGCGTAGATCGAGAGAGCCTTGACGTCGCCGTGCTTCACGAGCTCCTTGGCGTTCTCGGCGCCAGGAGTGTCGTTGAAAGCGCAGTAGGCGTAAACGCCCTCATCCCGATTCTCGAGCAAAGCATGCCCGAGAACGTTGTCGACGGCGTTGTGCCCATGCTGCCATACAAGCGGCACGCGCTGGCCGTCATTCTCCTTGAACGCATTATGCTTGATAGTGCGTCCGTCGGAGCAGGTCAGGTCGTTCTTAGTGGCCCAGCCACTGAAGTCGAACTTCATCCTTCTCCTCTGACTTGGCTCATCGGCATGCTGAGCACTGACTGAACATCAGGACCACCGGGGCCCGGAATATCCCCCTCGCCGTCCAGGGAGGTATCACCCATCTGAGGGTTGATGTTCGGGTTCTGCAACTGATCCGCCTGCTCGTTCGGGGATGGTGGAAGACCGATCCTCGTACGCGCCTCGTTCGGCGTGATGACCTGGTCCCTAAGCATGGTGTCCAGAGACGTGACGATCTGGCTCGGAGGAACGTTCTTGAACGGATCACGGATGTACTGTACAGCCTGACCCTGGGTGCGCGCGGTCTTCGTGAGGAAGGCCTTGCTCATCCCGTCGGCGAGCGCCGAGAGTACGGGCTCCACAGCCCGGTTCCAATAGTGCGTCCAGACGATCTCCGTCGCAGTGCCCTTGAAGACGTCCTCCGAGATACCCAGTCGACTCATGAGCTCGGCGGTGAGGAACTTGATCTGATCAAGCAGGTTGTTCTCCGCCGGGCGGTTCAGCTGAGTGATCTTCTCGGAACCGTCGGTGTAGGCGATCCCATGACCGCCCTTGCCTAGCTGGTCCTCGATAGACTGAATGCGCTTCTCCGCCCGCTGGCGCATGGCTTCGGTCTTGACGACGTAGGGGAGCTGGATGATGATGTCCAGCTTTCCGGTGTACGTCTTCTCGTCGGCCAGATCCAGCATGGAGAGCTTGCGGCTCAGTCGCTTGAGGGTCGAGTTCGGCTTGTTCATCACCTCATAGAGAGGATTCTCGATGATGGCGACAGTGCGCTTCGGCAGGATTACCCGCTCCTTGGTAGAGCGAGCCTGGTTGTAGACCTCAACCTCGACCTGCTCGGGGAACCACTGCGTGATTCGCCCGACTCGCAGTTGTTTGATGTCGAAGCTGTTGTTGGTCCTCGGGTCCAGGTCGGACTCGACCGGAACGATCGCAATGACGCCCTCATCGAACAGGGACAGCACAGCATCCTGGATGAAGGCCCGGCCGCTCTGGTCGATGTTGGGCTCCAGCATCAGGCAGTCATTCAGGGCTGACCGCCTAACGCCAACAAACGTTCCATTTTGAGCTGTGTCGACATGTCGGATCGGCGTGGCGGACACGTCGATGGCGATCATGTTGAACAGCGACGAGATGATCGACTTGTCGGCCGTCCATCCGAGCGCGAGCCGGTCGGCCCGTACGCTATAGGAAGGACCGAGGTTCGATCGGTCGACGTCCCTGCCAGTGAAGGCGTTGTAGGCGTGCTGTAGTCTATCTCGCAGTCCTATGTCCTTCACCTCCTAGTCGAACATGTCCTTGTTGAGTTTGTAAGCGACCCAGGCGTCCATTAGGGCGGCAACCGAGTCGATCTTGTTCTCCCGTCGGGCCTTCAGGAGCTTGCGGTTCCCGTTGGTGTCCTCCAGGGTGATGGCGTTCCCCATCGTGAAGGTCATCATGGATTGGTCGAAGAGGAGCTTGCGATCCTCTGCCATGTCCTTGATCTCACCAAGGGGCACAGACTCGGTCCGGGCTCCCTGGATTACCTTCTCGATGCCGAACGGTCCGTTCTCGTTCTCCCATCGAGTCACGAACTCTTTGGCGTTGTACGGGTCGAAGCCCAGGCAGCGCACGTCGTACTCGCAGTCTGCGATGAACGCCTCGAGGTCTTCGTAGACGTTCATCATGTCAAGAACCGTACCCTCGAGCACCATGAGCGAGCCCTCTTGTAGGAATTCCTCGTACTTCTGACGAGTGGCTCCCGGAAGGCGCAACATAGTGCGCTCGGAAATGTAGCAGCGCGTCTTGACGCCAAACCTGCCCCGGCTGAGGGGGAACAAGAATGTGAAGGCGGTGAAGTCATCGCCTTGCGATAGGTCGACGCCGATGGAGCAAGGCATACCCCAGAAGTCCTGCCGGTTGTGCCGCAGGGTCTCTTCGTAGGTGAAGAAGTATGTGTACCCCTCCATGGGAATGCCGAACCTCTTGGCCAGGATGTCGTTCCTAGCCGCAGGCACGTGCTCCGCCCGTTCGACGTCACGCTGATATGTCTCGTAGGAGACAGTAGCCCCAAGGTTAGGCTGAGCCTTCAGCCAGGTCGACGGATCCCCGACCTCCTTGAGGTCATCGAGCCTGTAGTAGAAGATGGACGTGTGGGGATCCGAGTACTCCCCCCGAAGAATGTTGAGGAGCTCCATCTTCATGTTGTCGCCGGCCGAGTTCCTGACGGTACCCTCCGAGGACACTGCCAGGATAAGCCAGTCATCGACCTTGGACGCGCCCTGCTCGATGGCGCCAACCACGTCTTCACGAATATCGCCCGAGAGCCACTCGTCCACCGTATTCATCTTGGTGCGGAGGCCCTGGAGCTTATCGATCGACATGGGTCGAACCTCGAGCAGGCTGTTGGTCATGAAGTTCTCGATCCCCTTCTTGGTGGGGACGAGCTTCTGCCTGAGCGCGCGGTTGCCGGTCGTGTTCTGGAGAGACCCCTGCGTCATGAAATCGAACAGGGGGCCCTTGGCCCTTGTGATGGCGGTGCGAAAGGGCTGCATGACCTCCTCAGCCTGCTTCATCGTAGGCGCAGTCGTCACCTGGTGGGTGGTCGACGTGTCGATCGTGAGGAAGTAGGCTTGGAGAAGGGTTTCATACAGAGACTTCGCCCCGCCTCGAGCGACGATGATGTATTGCTTGTTGATGAGGCGCTGCTTCACCCGGCGTTTCTCGAAATGCCCGCCAGCCGTCGTCTTGTTAGGGACGTAGACTGATCGCTCGGTGAAGATCCACCATCCGAAGATCTGCTCAGCCCAGAGCTTGAAGCTCGGGAGGAGTCGGAGATCGGATCCGTCGGTTAGAGTCATCTCCGCTTCCGCGAAGCGGATGAACCCCTCCACAGCGTCGCTATCGTAATAAAAGCCGGGATTGCGAATCCGATCATCTATCCGGTTCATCTCCATCTCGATCTCCTTGCAGATCGGAATCCGACCGGCGAGGACATCGTCTCTGAACTCAGCGTAATATCGCGGGGTAGCGGTATTGGACAACATGGTCAGTGGCGGCGCTTCTTTGTGGTTCCGCTCTTCTTGCCGCCGTTGAGCTTCTTGTTGAGAGCCCGAGCTCCGGTCGCTCCGGCAATGTTCCCAGCAGCTTGAACGCCCACTCCGGCGGCAGCAATCTTAGCTAGTTTCTTAGCCGCGTCGCCCTTCCCGCGAACAACCTTGGTTCCACTGGTAGCGAGCTTCCTGTATCCGACGCCCTTACCTGGCTGGACAACATGAGTCGAAAGCGCCTTGCCGGGAGCCTTCTTACCAATCTTGGATTTGGCTGCTCCTGCGGCGGACTTAGCTGAGCGCGCAGCCATACCAGCAGCGGACTTCACACCGCCGACGCCGCCCTCAGCTGCCTTGCGTGCCTTATTACCAACCTTCCAAGCCTGGTTCTTGGCCTTATAGCCGGCTCCTTTGACTGCGTTACCAGTCTTGAAGGCGGCTGCGTTTGCGGCGAGACGAGTGGCCTCAGCGTACTTGCCGGCCTTGGCGGTCTTCAGCTTCTCAGCTGCGCCCTTGGCGTTGGCAGACTGAGCCTTAGCGAACCGCTTGGCCTGGGCCTTCTTGACTCTAGCCTGAGCTCCGAGATTGCGCCCCTTTCCCTGAGCAGCGCTCTTAGCGGAGGCACCAGCCTTCTTAGCCAGAGCAGCGATCTTCTTACCCTTGCCAGACTTGTGCAGGTAGTAGCCAGCACCAGCGGCGGCCGCAGTACCGAGAACGCCAGCGATAGCGGCCTTCTGCTTGCGAGAGAGCCCCTTGCGCTTCTTGGTTGATCCGGCGCCTCCGGAAGCTGCTCGCTGCTTGCGAACGCCCCACTTCATGCCTTTGACGCCATGGTGAGCGAGGACCTCGTCCTCGTCAATGAAGAACAGTGTGTCTGTCATGTCGTAGTCCTATTACTTGAACCGTTTGGCGCCCTTGATGGCAGCGGATCCGCCTAGGCTAGCTGCCTTCTTTAGATTCTTCTGAAGCGCGTTCTGCAAGGTATTGGCTGCGGCCTCTTCGACCAACTTCCCCGCCTTGGCGCGGTAGCGCTCCATCCGAGTCTGGGTCAGCTGACGGTACTCCTTCTCTAACCGGAGGCGGTTGTTGACCCGTCTGAGCTGATCATCGGACATACCATCTATTTTGGCCTGCTTTTTGGAAGTCCACCTCTTCGCACCCTTGATGTGAGACTTGCGGATTCCCCAGCGCATCCCCTTGATGCCGTAATGCATCAGCTCCGAATGACTCATTCGCTTGTTATGCCCCTTCTTGTAGTACCTACGAGCGGCTTCGGCGAGAGTTGCATCGGTTGCGTAGGTCTTGCCCAGCTGGCCGGTGTCGAGTTCGTTGTAATACTTCTCTCGACGCTCGGTAGCGGTGAGCTGACGATTGCGCTGATTAGCGAGACGAAAGTTCTTGACCTTCTGAGCGAGCGCCTTGCGCTTCTTGATATGGTCTTCGATTGCGGCAATATCGTAATCGCCATACTTAGCCTTGAGCTTGGCCTCATACTTGGCACGGCGCTCGGCATTCCGCTGCTCACGACTCTTCCGAGCGCCCTTGCGCATCCCTTTGACCCCGTAGTGCATGAGTTGGTCGCTCATGGAGTCTCCTTCTGCAGGTTGATACGCCAGGCGTACTCCTGAAGCTGCTTCTCGATCGCCGTTACGACGAAAGAGTTAGCAGGCGGGTCGAATACGAGCCGCACTTGCAGGTACAGGTACGTCTTGACGGCCTCAACGTTCTTCGCGACACCGCTGAGGTACTGATCCCAGGTCTCTGTCTTTCCGGTGATCTTGAACGAGGGCAGACCGATCTGCTCCGCGAACATAAGCGCCGTGTTTGTGTGAAGAATGATCTCTTGATCGAAGGCCGTGTAGTCCTCGGTGATACCGAGAGCCTTCTTGATGTCGTTCAATATCGAATCGGCCAAGGTCACCTCCAGGGTATCGTGTCGTTCGGCGTTCTCTCGACTAGAGGCTTGGGTAACAGGCTCGCATCGCCGAAGTGAATCGCGTTGTGTGTGTCGTGTCGCACGCAGATCAGGTACTCGGGGTCAAGGATATCGGGATTAAACTCCCCCTCGAGGTCCTCGGGCCGAATCGGGTTCATGTGATGAACAAGAATCTTACCGTAGATGTCGTGACCCGGGACCCCGAGGTCGCATGCGTCGTCTCTGAGGATAACCTTCTGTCTTGCTTGACGCCATTCGGTCGAATGATAGAAGGTTTGGTTCAGATACCGTTCGAAACCGAAGGTCTGGTCTCCTGGATCCTGGTTGAGACGTAGGTACTCGTACCGGTCCTCGAAGGAATCGATGCGAGAGAGTTCACTGAAGGTCCGAATCCGACTCAAGACCCACACCTCCTCCGGCGTAGGACTTGAATGCCTCGAGAACCTCCTTGTAGGCCTCCTCCCCTCGTGCTGAGGCCGCCAGAGCGTCGGCTTTGGCCTTGAGCATGTCGTTCTCGGCCTTGATTCGCTCCTGCTCCAACCGCTCTCGGCTCGTGGCGAGCTTGAGGTAGTGCGTAATGATGGAAGGAGGAGCCGTGCCGTCCAGTAGCATCTCCTCGGCTCGCTGGACTGCGAGCGAAATGAGTTGATTCTCCTGCTGCTCCGGAGTGGCGGCCCGTCCTCTGGGTGACTTCTTGGCCCTTGCCACGGAGTTCTCTCCTATTCCGGGTTCCTTTGCTGTTTCCGAATCCGGGTTTCAGGTAGGACAGGACGACTTGCGTACCCCTCGTTGGGTAGAAAGGAACGAACGCAAGAAGACCCCAACGACACAGGTCGTCCTGTCTTATCCGAAACCTGGATTCGGTGTGCCCAAACCTACCTCCGGGGAAAATGCGAGGTGCGGGCCGATGACGGGGGGTGGGCCATTTTGCGGACCCTGTCCCCCCTCTTTCGAAGTTCGAAATGGACGAAATGGACGAAAGCTCGTCAGAATTCACGTTCTACAACTTGATAGTTTCCAGTCAAGTTGAGTTCGAGAATCTCTTCAATCGCTTCATTCGTTGCTTCGACTTGATCGGCTTCGGTGAGGTCAGTACTAGTGGTAGTGACCCGCGCCAGGTAGGCACAGGTGTGGTAACCTTGAGTAACATCAAAGTTAAACCACTCTTCGAACTCATCGAAAGGATCGAAAGGATTGTCCTCAGTAGTGAGTGCTAGGCGTAGCATGGGTCTAAACACCCCGTTTCAAGGACAATGGACAGTTGACAATGGACAGAAGGCTAGCCATTCAGGTACTCCCTAACTCTAGCTGTAGATATGCCCAATGCCTCAGCGATCTGTGCTGTGTTGGCTCCGTTAGATCGAAGAGTCTTGATCCGATCCTTCTGAGCGCCAGCAAGAGGAAGCTTCTCCCTTGGCAAAGCCAGTGACTTGATGGTGTCGAGATCGGCGTTGGCTAGAATATGCTCCATCATCGAGTTAGATATAGCACCTTTCTGGATGGCCTCCCACTCACGAGGGGTGGGGACCACTCTTGTGCCTTCTCTATCGTAACCCAGACGGCGACGGGCGGTCTTGATGGCCATGGCCTCAAGCTTAGCTCGTTCTTTCTTGGTCAAATTTGGATTTGATTCAAGTTTCTTCTGCACAACACCTTGTGCCACTAGCTGTGCCTGCCGCTCTAGGGGCTTCTGTTTGAGGGCCCGGTTCAATTTAGCGCGGAGGGTGGCAACTTCAGGGGCATAGCTCTTAGCAGCCCGGGGGTCTCGTTTGATGGCGGGGGTTGAAATAGCACGCTTCCTAATATCGTTGGCCATAGCCTTCAACTCGTTGGCGTGCTGTGCGTAAATACCCTCCATCAGTGTACCGGAGGACAGCTTCCTAGCATCGGTAGCCTCTGCCATCCTGGTGGTCTTGGTCTGCTTCTTGACTAGCTTGCCCTGCTTGTTAATATAGGACTCACCAGTCTCCTCGTAGACCCTGCGACCAGTGGCTGCATCATATGGACCGCCCTTCGCTGCACTGCGTGGCTTGCGATGGGGTACATACTGGACACCTTTGGACCTGGAAATAAGAGTAGCCGCACCTTTATCGGCGCCACCCTGGTACTTCCTCTTCAATGCGGCGATGCCGTTGTCTACCTCGGACTGTTTGTAGTTGAGATTATGCTTCTCGGCATCAATAACAACCATGGAGTGACGAACAGCCCGGGACAATTCATCGGCACTGGCACCCTTGAGAGTCATGTCAGTAATAAGATTGGATACCTTACCCATCTGGGTCTGAGTATCCGACATCCTCTTCATCCCAGGGTAGCCAGGATATGTTCTCTTGGGGTCGAATCCCTTCAATCCCTTGAGTGGAGCGGTGGAACGAATCCGGGTCTTTCCCTTGTTGGGAATTACCAGGACGGAGTCGCCATCAAAATCAGCACCGCTAAGACGCTCAGCGACAGAAGGATGGATCCCAATAGCATCCCTAGCATTGCCAAGAATACTTCGAGACTTCTTACCTCGGTTGTTAACAGTGAGCGTAGGAATCTCGAAAGTCCCGCCATGAGGATAACGCACGAGACTAACAACGTCACCGTCCCGATAGTTAGGAGCATATACCTCACCCTTCTTGAGATGGGGCATCGGCAATAACACCTGAGACGCTTGACCTGGAAGGGCCTTGGCCTTGAGATGCACCGAAGCCGAGTCGCAGTCATCAGCCAGGGACATGAGCATCCGCTTACGAATAACAGGATTCGTAAGGCCCATGATCTCATCGAGCTGCTTCCGCTTTTCGTCACGGACGGCCTGGAGTTGGCGCTTGGCCAACTTGGGGGACTGTTTGGATAAGAACTGTGAGGCCAGGGACTGGGACCATGAGTCCCACTTGCCCTCCTCGTTCACAATATTGAGTGCGCTCAGTTCCTTCTTGCCAGTCTTCGGGTCCTTAAATAACTTCTGTTTAACGACCGCACCAAATGGATTCTCGGGATCATCCTTCATGGGCTTGAGGACCGTGTGGTCCTTGGAGCCCAGCATGGGGGTGCCCTTCTTCTTGTTGGTGTTGAAGACTATGTCCTTGCCCTTCGGAATATCATCCGAGTACATGGCCATGCCCTTGAGGTAGTGCGTTCCGTCGACCGAAATGCGCACCTGGGCGTAATTGGAGCCACCGAGGCTGAGCTCTTTGACTCCACGACGAAGAAGAATAACCCCGTCCATGTCAGTACCGCCGTCTTCGGCGTACTTGATGGCGACCTTCTTCGAAGATATGGCTCTAGGAGTGCGAAGCCCGGTCGACAGCAACCCCTTCTCGTCGATGACCACACCCGGAGTACGGATCTTGTCCCTCTGTGCATGAATATCGGCAGCTTTGGTGCCGGGAGGGGCGAGAACCTTGAGAATGGTGTAGTTATCGCTGTTGGCCTGCTTGACCTTGACGTCGTGAGTAGTATATCCCTGAGCTTTCAGGGCCTCAACGGCCGTCTTCAAAGATGTCGACGAACACTGGAGGTTCTGCTCGACGCCAAGACCGTACTCGATGAACTTCTTCTGCTTCACCTCGTCGGCCAGAATATCCTTGACCCGGGTGATCTCATCCTTGCGATATGACGCGTTGGGCTTGAGAAGCTCACGAACCGAGGACTCGTTGAGTCCCATACGTCGACCGATCTCCGTGTTGGGCAGACCGGCGTCCTTGAGACGGGATGCTCGAGAAATATCGCCCGCCTTCTTCTCGGCACGAGCGATGCTGTTCAAAGCACGGTACTCGGTTGTACTCATGCCCCAGGCCTTGGCAATATCGACCTCGGACATGCCCTGAGCCTTGAGCTTGTCTCGCTCAGCGAGGAAGCCCTGGGCTGACTGATATGGATCCTTACCGGATCCCCAAGGATAGCGACCCGAGTGTCGCTTAGTCCCATAGTGTTTGAGGATATCGGAGGGCATCAGTTCTCCTCGGTCTTGATCTCCTCGATGAGCTTGTCAAACCAGATGATCTTGTCCATGATATGGGCAATGTCGTCGGGCTGTGGAGTGTCGACCAGAATATCGTCGTTCTGGTAGATGCGCGTCTCGACGTTGATCTCGCCAGGCAGCTTCTCGTACTCCAGGCAGAACAATGCTGCATAGATATGAAGCTGGACCATGTTGACGCGAGTCACGCCGGTCTTGAGGTCGTGGATGCGGAGAAGATGCTTCTTCTCGTCGAAGCCGATGGCGTCGGCGGTTCCGAAGGCGTTCTCGCTGTGATATAGCACGACCTCAGGATCAAGACCGTAGCCAATGGCGTCGTTCACGTAGGCGTTGAAGGTGGCCTTGTTCCTCGGCATCCGCATCTTTAGGCGAATATGCTCTGCGGCCAGGGCGTGAAGCCTGGTCCCCATCGCTGCTGCCTGCGCTGTCCTGAATGCCTCGCCCAGCTTCTCGTCGTCGTAATTGACCCAACTGTGCTTGCTGGCGCTCAGAAATGCGTGCAGGCCCTCCAGCCTTGAGTGTACGTTCCAGTTCATCGAGCGTTCCTTTCTCGTTCTCTGGGTATATGAATGATGCGAAGGACCACTCACCGAGCTTGTCGATGAAATGATCCTGGTTCGGTCGATGAGCAGCGTCGGCGCTTCTCTTGACCTCGAGTGCGGCCCACTTGGATCCGAATATGATGATCAGGTCGGGTATGCCCTGATTGTGGTTCGGATCGTTCTTGAGGACGAGGCAGCCAGGAAGGCGTTCCTCGATCCTGGATATGAGTCCGCGCTGGTAGTCGCGTTCGAGCATGGGGTCTATCCTCGAATCAAGAATTATACCCACGGTTGGCCCTGGCGCCGCATGTGTCGATACTCGTAAGTTGTTTGAGTTTACTATGCGGTGTTGAGGTAGCGTAGTTCGGACCAACCGTGGGAGGTATGCCGAAGCGAGAGGGGTCGAAAATATAGAAGGCCCATCTCCTTCATTAGGATACATGTTCGCGACGCGGTCTATTGTACATGTCGTTGGGTCTTGCGATGGCTGGTATCAGGGCCACAAGTAGACTACAACCGCATGTACAGCACCGACTTGCCAAATGCCAGAAAAATTCTTATACTCTCTATATATAAGAAAATTCACTCAACTCCTGGTAATCAGAACAAAACTGGCAAATTGGCAAAATAAGGGGTAGATCGTTGCAATTGCAACGAAAAGTGGTTGCCAGATCGTTTGCCACCCCCGTTTCAAAACTGGCAAATCGCCCCAAAACTGGCAAAATTTGGCCGCACGTGTACAATAGATTTCGGCCACTTGCCAGATCCGTTTCAAAACTGGCAAAAAAACTGGCAAAACACATATGTCACTCCAGTCACACAAACATCAGAAGCGTTGCCCACCCGCCATACCAAGTGGTACAACGGGTGGTACAACAATCACCTCAGAGACTCGTAAAAACCCCTCTCATTGAAGATCTCCTTGACCCGAATCGCCCTCGAAATGGCCTGATCGATGGGTGACTGGCTCTTCAGGTAGTAGTAGTTCAGGACCGAATAAGGAGTGTTCAGCCTGTCGATTCGCCCCTCACACTGCTCCATGACCTTCCAAGAGTAGTTCTGAGAGAAGAATATCATTGTATCACAAGAGGTACAGTTCCAAGCTTCTGCACCAGCGGTGTATTGCACAAGATACACCCATCGCTCACCCTCCGGCAAGGGGTCATGCTTGTGCCCATTGTACTCGGCGATCGGTACTCCGAGAATATCCCCCAGCGACCGCAGCATGAAGAGCTCATAGTCAAAGTTATAGAAGACGATGACCCGAGGATGCTGCTCACACAAGGCTCTCACCGCCTCAAGTCTCACAGGATCCTCATTCGTCACTCTCCTCAAGACATGACACAGGCCGCCTGCGTTCTTGATAGGCTCTTCCTTGTACGGATCGAAGCGGTACTTCTGAATCGTACGATATGGCTTCTCCTCATAGGATACCGGGACGTCCGTCCGCTTCTTGGTCGTCTTCTTGACGAAAGGCATGTCCACGAGGACCCTCTTCCGAAGCCGCAACAGCTTCCCCTGCCCAAGATATCGCTCAAGACGAGGATAGCCCGCCCTGTAGTTAAACTGGCAGTGCTCCCTCTCGAACTGGGTGCGGTTCTTAAAGAAGCCATTGGCTATGAATACGGGGCAGTAGTCCATCCAATTATCACCGGGCGTGCCTGACAACATAATCCACTCGTTGCTGCGAGCCATCTTGACAAATGTCTTGGCCCATTTGCCGCTGCCGATGGCTCTCTGCTCATCGAATATGATGAAAGAGTCACGTATGTCACTGTAGTTACTGATGTTGTTCCACGAATCGACCGTCGTGTAGTCCGTCAGCCCGTACATCGAGACATCTCCCTGCCAATCAAGATCATCCCTCTTGCGAGCAGTGGTGATTATATATAACCTGGGTCCTTCGGCAAGCCGCCTCGGAAGATCGGCCGGATGCCGCACCCCCAGCACTCTCTCAACGTAGTACTGGAGGGCGACAACCGACTTCCCCGAGCCCGGCTTACCGGTCAATATGCACCCATTCCTCAGGTTCTTCACCGCTTCGACCTGATGGGGCCACAGATCAACCGGTCCCAAGGCTCAGTCCTCTTCAGTGAGTATCTGGACGTATGGGTCGTCCACATTCACGGCGACACACGGAAGGTCTTCGAATATGACCTTGTCCTCGATAGCATCCCGAACGGCTGCCATGAGACTGCCGTCTGTCACGTAGGACCAGATATTGAAGATACCCTCCTTCTCGTAGATGATCTTATCCCCTCGGCTGATGACCAGAATGATGTGGCCCGGTGGAATCATGATGCCTTCCTTGTGAACATGAGGGCCTGCTTGTTGTGGCCGGGATATGCGGGTAAGGCTTTCTTGATCGTCCACTCTGATAGGTCAAAAGTCTCGACCCCTTTGGATGACGAGAATACGTAGACTTTTCCATCAATCTCCTCGTATCCGTATGCCGTATAAGTCTTAGGTGACTCGGTCAAGCTATCCTTGACGATCTCGATCTCTTTACGCTGCCTCTTACGGAAATAGAGCGTTTGCCACTCCCCATTCTCGCTGACTTCCTTCTTCTCGATCTCCCAATGCCGAAGATCCAGTCGGTAGTCCTCAAACCCAAGCATGTTGATCCGCGGTCCGCCAGCAAGAATCCGGTGGCCCTCTCTGACGTCGACCGAATACCGCTGAGGTGTGTATTGATAAACCGCGTCTTCGTAGTCGATCAGCATTGAGGTGATGATACCCATGTCAGTTTTCCTTCCTTTCAATATCGTACAGCGACGGCCGCATCCAAATGGTTGTCAGATGGTTGACGTCGTCCTTCTGCTCCCACTCGCGAGCCGAGAAGGTCATGATGCCTCCGTCAACTAACCGGAAATACCAGACAGTCCAACCGGTCTCGTCGTACTCTGCCCAGCGTTCGCTGAACTCGGCCCTCCGAATGTCATTCCCGTACTCCCAGATCAGGATATACGGATCATGCCCGTCGTTGTGCGGGCTCCTGTACTCACTCACCACAGAACTCCTTGGTAGATGCTTTCCCACTTGCGTCGTTTGGCGTCCCACGCCCTCCTCATCGAGTCGCTGTGAGACTCCAGGAAGAGATTTGAGAGCCTATTATCAGTCAGGTCACCATTCAGGTGAGCGACCCGCTGCAAGGGCTCCAGAGGGCCGTTGAAGGCCTCCCAGACCAGCTTCTGGACATACTTCGTCCGTCTAATCCCACGATCCCACAGGGTAACCTGTACATACCCATTCGCCCTAAGGCAAGGTGTAAGGATCTGACCAGTCGAGATACGACGAACCCTACCGAGATCACTGACCTCGATATCATCGATGATGCTGTCCTTGAATGTCTCAGTAGGAGCCAAGTCGGCAGTGCTGGGGGATTCCACTCTCCCTCTCTCCTTTCACTCCGTCGACCATGTGAATATAGTACTCGACCGGCATGTATTCTTTTCCGTCCTCCTCGATGATCGGCTTGTACTTCGGTCCGTCCTCCTTATCACCCTTTGGCGGAAAGTAAGGGTACTCGTCACTGAGGTACAAGTTGTCCAGGGCGCAGTTCCATACGTTGCCGTCTTTGTGGCAGAGATAATGCGAGTTGACCTTCTCTCCCATGAACGTCTCCCAGACGGTGAAGGCAACCGGGAAGGTCCGACTCTCCCCGTCGACACGAACGGAGAACATGAGGTTGGTCCTGCTCGGAGGCATCATGGGCTTAATCCGATGCAAGGTAGTCATGTTGATCAATTCGCCACCCCTGCTGATAGCAAAGCCCGGCCAGCGATCCAGAGGTGTGAACTCCTCGTTCAAGTCCTTCAGATATAGGTTCTCCAAGGAGCAGTTCCATGGGTCGCCATCTACATACCGAACCTCGTGCATGAATGGGATCTCGCCGTGGAAATGGGTCCAGATGATCTTGCTGAGGAGCTGAACCCGGTAGCGATGTCCTTTGTAAAAACGGATCTGCGGAAGACCATACCGGGACGTCCGGATAGGTATAAGCTTGCCTGAGCGCTTCCCGTAGACAGTTCCGTCTGCTCGGATATCGTAGATGTTCGGGTCGGGCATTGGGTCAGCGGTTGCCATTAGTGTCCTCCTCTACAAGACGGTATGCAGAAATCATGTCGTCCGCTACTCCGAGTAGCCCCTCCTTGTGCCAGGCGATCCAATGTTCGCCGTGTCGCTCTACAGTATACGCTTTCATGCCCAGTCCTCCTTGACAACTACGGTATCCTCAGTCCACTCATCGCAGATAAATTGGTCGATGGGAAGATATGTGAGGGTGTCATCCAGCTCGACGATGACTAGAGCGGCCCGTGGATCCTCGTCTCCGATGTCGCCGTTACAACATAAATCTTTGATCTTTCGCTGAGCCACTCGACCATCGAGAGTCTTCAGAACCAGTTTCATACAAGCCTCCTACACAAGTACAATACAGAAAAAATGAGGATCAGTTCTTGTAGCGAGCGGTGATGACTTGATTTTCGTCGTCGACCTCGAACTCGCGGATGTATCCGGAGAGACGAACGCGGTAACCGTTATCTTTCAAAATCTCGAGGCTTCCGTCTTCTGTCCAACGTATCTTTCCGCTGACGCTCCAGTTCTCGATGTAATCTACGTTGGATTTGACATTAATGGTCCACTTGTCAGTGCGAGGTTCAACAATCTCATACTCGGCTGGTTCCGGTTCGATGGGGTTGTCTTCCTCAATCGGAGGAAGTTCCCAGATAATCAGAGAGTCGTCTCCTACGATGTCGAATGTGCAGTCATCGGTACTGGCCTGGACTTCGTGGACACCAAGTTCGTTATCGGTGTCGACCTGTATGATCCACTCGGTGAATCCGGGCTTGTCGACTTTGGCTGTGGCGACGATGTCGAAGTCGTAGCTACGGCCCTCGTATGTGTGGAAATAAAGCTTCTTGAGCATGCGTTCGTTCCTTCTAGTGGGGATGGGGACCCCAGGTCTCCCCAGGGCCCCCGTGGATATGGATGTCAGTGCAGGATCGGCTCGTAGAGGCCCCAGAGCTGGCCCTCAGTCATGAGGTCAAACTTGTTGTCGCTACGACGGATAACCCACTTACCGATGGCTCCTGTGTGAAGGTGGGCCTTGATCTCCTCGTCGCTGGCGGCCCAGTTGCGGACCAGACGGAGATTGTCATCCGTGATCTGGACCGCCTCGCAGACGCTACGGCGAGGGTTGAAGAGCTTGACTTCGAGCGGCATCAGAACGGAACCTCCTCGGTGTCGGCGTCCTCGGCATACATGGCCTCGAGCTCGTCCTCCACGATGGTGAAGAAGCCCTTGTCAAGATATGCCGAGCAGAACTCCACCCCAGCTTGAGTACGTCCGTGGTAGGGGCGGAGGGCAATATCGGCCCGCTCTAGATCTGCGAAATCGAGGGCGCCGACTGTCTGCTCGTTCAGGAGCGTACGAGTACGTCCGATGATCGAGACGATTTTGGGCGGACGGCCTCCGAAGTTGACCTTCACCTTGATATAGGGAAGGGGCTCCTCCGTGTCGTCCCGAGGCTTCAGGGTCTTGATGTTGAACCCTTCGGTCCGGAAGTCGTCTACGGCGTCGTCGGGGAGGATGACGCAGAAGGTGCGAGCCGTGTTTCCGAATCGGTCCTTCTCGCCAGCGAAGTTGCGGAAGAGAAGTCGGGCATTCTTGATAGTGTAAGTGTTGACGGCCATGTCGTGTTCCTTTCTATGGGGTAGTAGTCTTGAGATAGAACTTGGTCGACGAAATAAGGAGGCGAGTACAGATCGTAGTTCATGGCCTCCTCTCTAGGCGGATGATGCCGTGGTCGTGGAGGCGCATGAGGAGCCACCGGGCGTCCCACTCCTCTATGAGAATATCGTAGAGCCTCTTGACCCAGTCCTCCTGCGAGGGATTCAGTAGGTCACCGAGTTCTTCTTGAAGGAGGTCGACCTTGCATATGAACGACCAGAGCTCGCTATCCGTGGTCTTCTCGATCATCGACGGAAGCGACGACAGAAATGACTCGATGGCTACTTGGCTGCCATGAATGAGACGGACCGTCGCAAGCTCTGTGAGCTCGGTGGACTCGTCACTCATCGGAAACCCCCTCGATGGAGTTGATTCCGACGATAAGACCCGCCTCTACAAGGCAGCGCACGAGGTCTCGGTCGTCCAGCTCAGTGCGGCAGATATCGAGGAGGTTCTGGACTGTCTGACGACGGTAGTGACCATAGCTACTGCGGTCACAGCACTCGAGCTTATCGATGAGCTCCTTGATCTCTTCGTCCTTCAGGTTCGCCACCTCGCCCCGAAGGTAGCTGGTGTAACCGACAAGGATATCATTAGCGGTCTGGCCGCCGTCGTAAACAGAAGAGAGCATTGTGTTCGTTCCTTTCC